GAAAGCTCTCTACAGTCAGTCAGACATTTACGTGATCAACGTGGAGAACGTCCCCTGGCTGGTGGAACATTGGCCCGCTGGGCTGTTCGATTATTTAATAATCGACGAAAGCAGCCGGTTCAAGGATCCCAGCACGAAACGGTTCAAGGCGATAAAGAGAGTGCTAAAGACGTTTAAGCGACGCATCATCTGCACCGGCACGCCCACGCCCCAAGGCGTTGGCGACCTGTGGTCCCAGGTTGGCATGCTCGACCTTGGGCAGCGACTGGAGCCAACGCTGACAAAGTTTAGAGACGTCTACATGTACGCCGCCGAGCGCAACCGGCACACCAACGTCGTCTACAAGTGGGCGCCGCGCCCTGGCATGGACCGCCAGATACTGGACAAGATATCTGACATCTGCTTTAGCTTGCGCGCGGAGGACTACCTGCAGCTGCCGGCGTTGACCAAGCTCTACCACAACATTGAGCTGGATGATTCGACAATGAAAAAGTACAAACAACTTAAAAAGGAGATGGTCAGTGAAATCGAAGGTAAGACTATTACGGCGGTTACTGCGGCCGCGCTGGCCAACAAGCTTTTACAGTTTACCAGTGGCACCCTTTACTCCGAAGATGGTGAAGCCGAGGCTCATAAAGCTAAAATTGAATACCTTGAGTCTCTTGTTGAAGAGAACCAACACCCTACCCTGGTTTTCTATCATTATAAAACGGCGCTACAAAAGCTAAAGGAAGCCTTCCCCGAGGCGCAAGAGCTGAACGCTAACAACATGGAGGACTGGAGAAACGGAAAGATCAAGATACTACTAGCACACCCGCAGTCTGGTGGCATTGGGCTGAACCTGCAGTGCAACGTCGGAGACGTGGCGCAGATGGTATGGTACGACCTGCCGTGGAGCTCGGAGAATTACATCCAGGCAAACGCGCGCGTCTACCGGCAGGGCCAGACAAAGCCTGTAATCATCCACCACCTCGTCGCGAGCAACACGATTGACTGGCAGGTGGTTCGTGTCCTGGATGGAAAGATCGACGCACAGGACGCGGTACTTGACGCACTGAAGGCATGATAATTCTAAAATATAAAAAGAACTGCGCCGCTCCTCGTCTGTCTGACGAGGAGCCGGATTTGATGGAGCAGGAGGACATCGAGGGCATATCGGGCATGCAATCCGATGGGTGGCTGCCCTGGAGCTATGAGGACATGATCGACATACGTCGCGTCATTCAAGACCGAATGCCTCAAAAGCAGCGCGAGGTCATGGAGGCATTTCTGATGGGCAGCAACGCCTCCGACCTTGGCGTGACGGAGAAGTATTGGCGGTACCACTTTAAGCGAGCCGTAGAGTTTATTAAGAGGGAGATGGGTGTATGAGGCACTACCATGATTTAATTGAGATCGAAAACGTAAGCATCGACCTGGACGTCCTGCAGAGCACTGTCCGTGTCCTGACGTACGGCATGCCAGAGGCGAACAAGAAAGATGTCGAGTACGCCATGCACAACGTCACGGACCGGCTGGAGGAGCTCAGCTCGCGCCTGCGAGATAGGTTTGACACACTGTTTAACGCCATACGAGACGAAGAGGATGAAAATAAACGTGAGACTAAAAAACGAGCCAAGAATGACAAGGTTTAAGCTGGAGGATGCCCTGATGCGTTTGTGGGGCACCGCCGAGGACGTGGAGACACTGTTTCAGTACTACTACGAGCGCCACGACAGTATAAACCCCGAGGACGTGGCCAACGCATTGCTTGGGATCAAGCAGATGATACAAATGCGCGGAGAGCTGGCGTTTGAATTATTTGAACGACTCATAAAGGAACAGGCAGAAAATGAAAATACCTAAAAAATTACTGGAGCCATTTAAGAACCCCTTCGTCGAGGCCAAGCGCCAGGAACTTGCCAGCGCCATGACCAAGACGCTGCTAAACGAGGCCCTGAGGGACCGCAAGAAGGCCGAGCTTGCCAAGCAACAGGCCAAGGGCGAAAAGCCTCCCGGTTCTGCATAAGTAGTAGTAGGCACGTCGGGAGACGCCCGCAGGCCGGTGAAAGCCCGGCACAAACACAAACCAGGAGAGACCATGAAAAAGTTTATCAGCGCCGCGGTAGTGGCACTCTTGTCCATCGCCGTCCTGCCGGCCCATGCCGCGGATAAAAAGGCCGATGCCAAGGTAGAGAAAAAGGCCGAGAAGAAGGCAGAGAAGAAGAAATAAGGGGTTGGAATAGCTTCGACGTGGGCCAAGGCCTAAGCGGCAACCTCGCGGACCTGGGTGCGATTCCCAGCAACTCCACCACACAAAGGAAGACCATGGACGACTTTAAGTGCATGCCCAAGATGGCAGCAGGCGGATCGGCAAAGCCCGGTCTCTACGCCAACATCCACGCCAAGCGCGAGCGCATCGCCAAGGGATCTGGCGAGAAGATGCGCAAGCCAGGGTCTGAGGGCGCCCCCACGGCCAAAGCGTTCAGGGAGTCCGCCAAGACGGCAAAGTAATGGCAACCAAGAAACACGTATTTAAGCCCGAGATGTGCGACAAGCTTATCGAGATGGGCAAGCAGGGCGCGTCACAGAAGATGATGTGGTCCGAGCTGGGCATATCGCGAGAGGTGGCAAAAAACTGGGAGAAGAAACACCCCGAGTTTGCCGACGCGCTAGGCGTTGCCTTGGTACACAGCCAGGCCTTTTGGGAGCGCGAGATGCTGGCCAACGTCGGCAACAAGGCATTTAACTCCCGCATCGCCGAGATCGCGCTTAGGGGCCAGTTTCCCCAGGACTACAAAGAGACCCGTGAGCAGAAGATCGACGTCAAGGCCGACGTCGTGGTCGACTTCAAGGGCGCGGTAGATGACCTTATCAAGCAACTAAAGGCGGCAAAAGACTAGCACGGTCGTACCAAAAAATAGCACGGTCGTACCCAAAAAGGGCACCCAAAACGGTGCCCTTTTTGCATTAGTAGATATACGACAAACCGTTGAAACAGGAAAAACGACATGACCGCCCACGCCGTCCTATCCGCCAGCGCATCCAAGCGATGGCTGACATGCACCCCAAGCGCACGCCTGGAGGCCAGCCTCCCCGAGCTCAAGCGAGCCGCTGGCGACTTCGACTACAGCCAGGAGGGGACCACGGCCCACCTGCTGGCAGAGATCATGCTGCGCCACCACTACGCCGAGATCGGCACCGAGGAGTACCAGCGCGAGTACACCATCATCCGACAGTCCCAGTACTACACAGAGGAATTTGAAGACTATGTTACAAACTATGTTCTATACGTCCGCAGCCAGATTGGTGAGGGCGACCGGCCGCTATTTGAGCAGCGTGTGGATTACTCTGACTGGGCTCCTGACGGATTTGGTACTGCTGATGTCGTCATACTTTCCAAGCACAAGGTCAGAGTCATCGACCTCAAGTTTGGAAAAGGCATCCCCGTCGAAGCCAAAGACAACTCGCAGCTCCGGCTCTACGCGCTCGGGGCCTGGAGCAAATTTAAAGAAGAGTACCCAGACATCAAAGAGGTCGAGTACACCATCGTCCAGCCAAGGCTCGACAGCATCACCACCGACGGCACGTCGCTCGCGCGCCTCGTCGACTGGGCAAACTACTTCGTAAAACCGAAAGCAAAGAAGGCATGGTCTGGGACTGGCGAGTTTGTCGCCGGGGACCACTGCCAATTCTGCCGAGCCAAGCACACCTGCAGGGCACGTTCCGACTTTGCAAACGACGTCGCGTCGTTGGAGTTTCGGGAGCCGGCCCTGCTCACCGACGACGAGCTCGAGCTGGCACTATCCCGCGCCAGCCAGCTCAGGTCCTACGTGTCTGACCTGGAGTCGTACTTCACCGAGCGCGCCATCAACACCGGCAAGACCCCCCGCGGGTACTCACTGGTGGCAACCAAGACCCACCGCAAAATATCCGACGAGCTACTGGCGACGCAGGTCCTGCTTGACAAAGGGTTCAAGTCGGAGGACATTATGGAGCCGGCGTCTCTCAAGTCGATCGCAAAGCTTGAGAAGCTGGCAAAGAAGGGCTACGTGGCCGACGTTCTCTCGAGCCTGATAGTAAGGCCCGAGGGATCGCCAAAGCTGGTCAAAGACGACAACACGGCACAGGAGGACTTTAAGTGAGCAAGCGAGAGCAGATATTTGACAACTACGTTGGGGTCGAGGAACTGATGTTCCTGGAGCCGGAGTATTTTGACGAGGCAATCATCGGCGTCGCCAGCAGCGCCAGCGGCGTCATCGCAGTCGCATATAGCGAGCCGCAGATCATCAAGCTGCTGATGCAGCACGACAAGATGGACCCGGACGAGGCCATGGAGTGGTACCAGTTCAACATACTGGGGTCTTTCATGGGCGAGAGCACGCCAATCTTTATAGACGACACGGTGCTGGAGTGAGCCCTCACATCTTTTTAAGCCTGGTGGGGCTGATGTACATCATGACCACCCTGTCCTACCTCAAGGTCCGACGTATAGGGATGATGATCGCCTTCATCGGTTACACCATCGGCCAGGTCGGGCTTATAATCGACTCATTTGAGATCGGTGACAGGTCAGAATGATTTCAGGATGCGAAACAAAAACGGCACCCGTTTTTGTATTAGTAGTTGTACGGGCATTGAGCCAGCCCGGTAAAACGGCTCTTACGTCAAAAAGGAAGCCAAGATGGCAAAATCAGCAAAGGTAGTAACAGGCAAGGTACGTTTCTCTTACGCCCACGTCTTTGAGCCGCAGGCGGTTCAGGAGGGTGGCGCACTGAAGTACTCCGTGTCGCTCATCATCTCGAAGAACGACAAGGAAACGATCGACCGCATCAACAAGGCAATCGAGCAGGTCAAGGAGGACAACAAGTCTGTCTGGGGCGGCAGCATCCCCAAGGGACTCAAGGGTGGGCTCCGCGATGGTGATGCAGAGAAGGACGACCCAGCGTACAAAAACTCGTACTTCATCAACGCCAACTCTGCACAAAAGCCTGGCGTGGTCGACGCAGACCTCAACCCGATCATTGACAAGACCGAGTTTTACTCGGGCTGCTTTGGCCGTGCGTCCGTAAGCTTCTTCGCTTACAACAGCAACGGATCCAAGGGCGTCGGTTGCGGGCTGAACAACGTCCAGAAATTGGAAGAGGGCGATCGTCTTGGCGGCGTTACTACCGCCACCGAGGACTTCGCAGTTTAATCAGGAGAAATGTATGTCAAAAGCAATCACGTTGGACTTCTCAAAGTTCTTCCCCGTCGATCACTCGTTCGTAGCCGTCAAGGCACGCGCAACGAGCGGTGACGACTTCTTCGTCAACATGTCGTTCGGCGACGGGGATAACAAGGTCACGTACTTCATCGACGAGTACAACAGCCGAGAGGCGCTCAAGCAGGTACAGTTTATGATGGACATGCTTGGCAAGACCTCTGAATTTTTAGAGAAGGCGTTCGCACTACCCCCGGCAGAAAAGATGTTGAAGGAGTACAAATTCCTCAACGTCGAGCCGGCCAAGAAGGCAGCCCCCAAGAAGAAAAAGGCCGCCGCCAAGAAGTAATTTCCTTGCTGTTGTGTACTAGGGCACCCCCGGGCGAAAGCCTGGGGGCTATGCCTCCCATTCACCATTCACCTGATAAAAACAACCCATGGACCAATACCAAGAATACATCGCCGCCAGCCGCTACGCACGCTACCTTGACGACAAGGGAAGGCGCGAGCAGTGGAGCGAGACGGTGTGGCGCTACGTCGACTACATCTTCAGCCGCACGCAGGAGATCACCAACAACGTGGAGCTGAAGGACCGTATCTACAAGGCGATTTACAACCTGGAGGTTATGCCATCAATGCGCGCGGTCATGACCGCGGGAAAGAGCGCCGATCGTGACAACACCTGTGTTTACAACTGTTCTTACCTACCGGTTGACGATCCCAAATCGTTCGACGAGGCGATGTTTATACTGCTCTGTGGCACTGGTGTCGGGTTTTCTGTCGAGGGGCGGTACGTATCACAGCTGCCCGAAGTGCCGGAAAAACTATTTGACAGTGACCACGTCATCGCAGTCCACGACTCAAAAGAAGGCTGGGCCAAAGCCCTCCGCCTCCTCATTGCGCACCTCTACGCGGGCGAGATCCCAAAGTGGGACGTCAGCAAAGTTCGACCCGCCGGGGCAAGACTCAAGACCTTTGGCGGAAGAGCCAGCGGACCAGAGCCACTCGTCGATTTATTCTCCTTCACCGTCAACACTTTCAAGAATGCGAAAGGTCGGAGACTAAACTCACTGGAGTGCCACGACCTGATGTGTAAAATAGGCGAGGTAGTGGTAGTGGGCGGCGTGCGCCGCTCTGCCATGATCTCGCTGTCAGACCTTGACGATGAAAGGATTCGCCATGCCAAGTCCGGACCCTGGTGGGAGACCGCGCCGCATCGAGCGCTGGCTAACAATTCCGCTGTTTATAATGAGACACCAACCGTTGGTAAGTTTATGGAGGAATGGCTTAGTCTTTACAACTCTCATTCTGGGGAGCGTGGCATATTTAATCGTGAAGCTGCTAAGAAAACTGTTGCCAAGTATGGCCATCGCGATCCTAATTTTGATTTTGGTACAAACCCTTGCTCCGAAATTATTCTGCGACCCTACCAGTTTTGCAACCTTACTGAAGTGGTGGTGAGACATGACGATACGCTGGAGACTCTTAAAGATAAGGTTGAGGTGGCGACGATACTGGGAACAGTTCAGTCCACCTTTACAAAGTTTCCGTATCTGCGAAAAGTGTGGCAGCGCAACACCGAGGAAGAGAGACTGCTGGGAGTGTCCTTGACAGGCATCTACGACAACATGAGAATGGTCACACTCGGTCAGGACCTTGACCGTTTACTGGGCGAGCTGCGAGAGCACGCCAGAAAGGTAAATCATGAGTATTCGGAAAAATTTGGTATTGCGAAATCAGCTGCAATTACTTGCGTCAAACCATCAGGTACGGTCTCGCAGCTTGTTGATTCCGCTTCAGGGATCCATCCCAGGCACTCCAAGTTCTACATCAGACGAGTCCGAGGGGATATTAAAGATCCACTATCATCCTTCCTTATCAACCAGGGAGTTCCGTCGGAGGCTTGTGTCTACAAACCATCTCAAACCGTTGTCTTCAGCTTCCCGCAAAAAGCCCCCGACGGCCTGACGCGCGAGGACGTGACGCCCGTCAGCCACCTCGAGACGTGGCTGGCGTACCAGCGCGAGTGGTGCGAGCACAAGCCATCGGTGACCATCTCCGTGGAGGAAAAGGATTGGCCATCGGTCGGTGCCTGGGTGTGGGAGCACTTCGATGAGATCTCGGGCGTCTCGTTCCTGCCGTACGACGGCGGCACCTACCGACAGGCGCCCTACGAGGAGTGCACGGAGGAGCAGTACAACGAGCTCAAGGCCAAGATGCCCGTGCTGGATTGGAGTCTGTTTAAGGAGCAGACCGACAACGTGGAGGGCGCTCAAATGCTCGCCTGCGTCGCCGGGGTGTGTGAGGTATAGTTGGTTGGTTGTTGCATGGTGAAGTAGCTTGGGGAGGGCGTCAGGCAGGCCCCAGAGGATGTGGCAAGCGGTGTATTTTCCTGCCTTCATAACCGCGTGATGTAGCCACCAAATCTGGCCCTCCGCTTTTTTGATATGTTTACAAATGTCCGAAATGTGTACACGTTTTTTGGACACGTTTACGTTATTAACACGTTTTTTGTCATGTAACATTAAAATTGTTACAAATTCAACCGCCGATACGTCGGCCCGCCACAGGAGCACGCATGATCGTAAGCATCGACTTTGAGACCCGCAGCCTTGTAGACCTCCCAACCCACGGCCTTGACCGCTACGCCCGGGACCCAAGCACGGAAGTGATCTGCATGGCGTACTCAATCAGAGGGTCTGACCCCATTATTTGGCTGCCAGCAGAACAGCCAATGCCGGACTTTATGTCGGACGAGACGACCAAGTTCCAGGCCTGGAACGCCGCGTTTGAGTACAACATCATGCGGCACGTGCTCAAGCTGCCAGTGTTTTTGGAGCAGTTTATCGACTCCATGGCCATGGCCGCCGCGGCCAACATACCGCAGGGCCTGGAGGACGCCGCGATATTCCTGGACGTCTCGCAGCAGAAAGACGCCACCGGCAAGCGGCTGATACAGAGACTGTCCAAGCCAGGACGTGACGGCAAGACCTTCAACCGGGACCCGCACCTGCTGTCTCAGATGTACGAGTACTGCAAGCAGGACGTCCGGACCGAGATGGCCGTGGTGAAGGACCTGCGACGCATGACATCGCAGGAGCAGAGGGTGTGGGAGCTGACGCAGAGGATCAACGACAGAGGGGTGCCGGTCGACCCGTCGGAGCTCAACCATGCCATAGCCGCGGTCGAGATCAACAAGGCCAATATACGCTCGGAAATAACCCTACTGACGGGAGGGTTAACCGCCAACCAGCCGGCCAAGATAGGGGAGTGGCTGCGCTCCGCTAATATCGTTGTGGATGACCTAACGGCCGAGACCGTCAACAAGCTACTGGCGCGCAAGGACATACCGGACAAGATACGGCGCGTGCTGGAGCTGCGCCGGCAGGGGTCGCTGACCAGCGTCGCCAAGTACGAGAAGATGCTGGAGGTCCAGGTCGGTGGCAGGATACGCAACACGCTGGTCTACCACGGCGCATCGACCGGGCGATTCGCCTCCCGGGGCGGGCTAAACCTTCAGAACCTGGCCAGGCCTCACATCGAGGGCAAGGAGCTCCAGGGGGCCATAGAGCGGGTTTTAGAGAGGGGTGAGGGTGGTACCATGGACGAGCTCTCCAGCCTCGTCAGGAGCTCCATAAAGGCCCCTAGGGGGTATGTATTCGTGGACGCAGACTTCTCCAGCATCGAGAACCGGGTCGCGTCCTGGGTGTCGGGCCAAAAGGACAAGGTCGAGATGTTCCGCGATGGGCTGGACGAGTACAAGATATTCGCCTCAAAGAGCCTTTACAACGTCCCGTACGAGGAGGTCACGAAGGACATGCGGCAGGTGGCAAAGTCTGCCGTCCTGGGCGCCATGTTCGGCCAGGGCTCAAAGGGGCTGGTGGAGTACGCCGAGGGGATGGGGGTAACACTGAGCGTGATACAGGCAGAGGCCGCCGTCAGGGCCTACCGACAGGAGTACCTGCGCGTTAAGGAGAGCTGGTACGAGTACGAGCAGGCCGCGATTGAGGCCGTGAGGGTACCGTGCACCTCGGTGAAGTCAGGCAAAGTCCTGTTTAATTTTTCTAAAGGCGCTCTCTTCCTCAAGCTCCCCAGCGGCAGGTTCATCTGCTGGCAGGACCCCAAAGTGGAGGAGCAGCTGACTCCCTGGGGAGAGATCAGGGACGGCCTGACCGTCCGAAACCAGAGCACCTTCACCCGGAAGTGGGGCAGGAACAAGCTTATTGGTCCGAGTATATTTCAGAGCGTGGTCCAGGGTACTGCGCGTGATTTTCTTACCGAGGCCATGCTTAGGCTTGATCAGGACGGATTTGAAGTGGTCAACAGCATTCACGATGAGTTGCTCCTGTTGGTTCCCGAGGATCAGGGTGAGTCCTCGTTAGATCGTGTGGTCACGGCCATGACCACACCACCTAACTGGGCTCCGGATTTTCCTCTCGCCGCAGAGGGATGGTTCGGGAGGCGCTACCAGAAGTGATTACTCAGGCTTTTTGTATTCCTTAAACATATCTTTAAAAAATTCTGCGGTCTTGTTTTTATCACGGGACCGCAGAATTGTTTCTGGATCTACGTATTCCCTGGGGATAGTAAACTCCTGTCCTGTTTTTGTACGACCGAAGAACACATTTTGCTCTGGTGATGTAAATCCAGAAAGCCTAGCTTCATCGGCTAAATGCAATGGGTTCCGCAGATAAACACTTCCCGTATCTGCAGGAGCTCGTTCCTTCAATAACCAGGATGCTGCGTAGCGGAGAGGCGTTGTTTTTCCTCCCCCTGCCAATCCGATAAGGCCGCCTTCTGCACAATTCCAAGCTCTAAGTGATTTGTTAATGCGGCTGTCGGGATCGTTCGCGGTCTCGGCAGACGTCAGCTTTTTCTTCATGCCTTTCATGCGGGCGCAGAACGAGTCGCGCCTGGCGCCACCTTCTGGCTGCGGGCGTTTCAATGTGCCGCCAGTCTCAGCTTTGTAGGATGCGCGGCCCTTGGCGTTCAATCCGCCCTCGGGGTTCTTACCTTCTGCGCGCTGCCATGCCGGCGTCTTGCCGCCCGATGCCAGGTACGCAAGCCCGCCTTGGCTGTATGCAAACCCTTCTTTTGACGCGTACTTTGGTTTTTTAACCAGCACCAGCGGACCAACTTGCAAAGCTTCTTCGCCGGCCACAATGGGCTCCATGCTTGCTCTGTCGTAGAAGTAAGAATGGCGTTCGGGGTCCATCCCGGCTTGCCGCCAGTTTGGGTTTCGTAAATAATCTTGTGCGCGATCAAGAGCTTCTTCTTCAGACATCGGGTTCCAATTGCCTTTGATGGTTGCAATTGTGCCCTTTGGCTTTCCGGCTGCAATACTTAGCGCGGCTTTCTCCGACATACCAAACGTTGGATCAGTTACGGCGGCAAAGCTTTCGTGTCCAATTTTTTTACCTGCCCCAAATCCTGCAGCCTGTTCGTGGATTGTTGGGACCCACACCCCGTGCCGGCTGTACGCAGGAATATCAAGCCTTAAGCCGACCGGGCGGCCCTTTTGCAGCATCTGGGACGGCAGCCCAAACATTTCCTTGTCCTCCAATGCACTTATAGCCTCTTCCCTTGTTGCCGGTTTAGGAACAAAGTCATAGGGCCTTACTGGTTTATATGCGTTAACCAGCATCTCATACTCTTCCCGCGTAATAGGCTCGCCGGATTGTAATTTCTTTGCCGCTTCCTGAAGCTGAGGTATGCGCTTTGTTACATCTTTATAGTGCATATCAACTCGATTAACTTGTGGCCTCAAAAGATTAAGCGCTCCCTTGCCGACGGCCATCGCGGCCTGGGCCTTGTTTCTGGGTGGCGTTCCGCCGTCAGACATGTTTACTAAACCGCCGCGTGCCTTCATAAAGTCTGCGCTCTCTGCGTGTTCGGGGTTGTACTCGGCAAACTTGCCGCGTATGTTTTTGGGGTTGAATACTCCAACGTTTTTAGTGCCCATTTCGCGAACTGAAAACGTGTCAAATCCTTGATTTTTTAAAAAATCCATAAAGCGAGGGTCTTCAATAACATCCCAAGCTCCGGTTTTTAACGCGTCTTCCGTCTTTGACGGTATTTTGTTTGTTTTTACATATTCTGAAATTAAGGAAAGACCTTCTGGTGTCTCGTAATCAAAATGTTTGCCAAGGTTTACAGAAAGAGGATATACAGTAGCACCGGGTTGATATAAAATATCATTTGATTTTTGTAAATCCATTGCCGCCTCATCAATAGGCGCAAAAGAATTTGCAAACCTTGGTTTTTTCGTTACAAAAGTTGCACCTCTTGGGCCTGGCGCAAACTGTTCTATGTCGCGCGAACCAGTGCCATGGTAGAACCCAGGCGTGAACCTGGCCCGGAACTCCTCCTGGGCCTTTTTTAGCAGGTGTGGCGGAATCTTACCCGGCACTATGCCAGCCCTCCACCGCGGTACCCGCTTCGTTGAAGCTCTTTAATCCAATCCTCTGTAATTTTCTGGCGTGGGTAAACACGCTCAGAACTTCCTGCCGGTGTGTATCCCACGGTGTGCTCGTAGTAGCCAGGTTGCGGCAACGCACCAGACTTTAGTGGCATGGTCTTGCCGGTGTTCTGGCGCCATTCGCGTTGAAAGTCCATCAAAGATAATTCGCTAGGCGTTGGTTTATAGGTCACGCCTAAATCAGAACCCTTTAACATATATGGAAACGCTGGATTTAAATCTGCCCGCGGCACGTCTAACGTTTCGCCAGATAATTTAAAAGCCCTCGGCCCCACCGAAAACGTTGGCGCGCCTAACACGGTAGGGTCCGTCGTTTCTTTTAGTATTTGCTCGTATGGAATAATTTGTGATTTACGGCCGCCAATTCCAAGTCCGCCAAATGCGTGTTGCGCTATGGTCTTCCTGTTGTCAAATGTTTTTCCAAGTGACTCAACCATCTGACGATCGGCAATGTCAAACCCTTCAATCGGGTCAAAGCTTTTTTGTTTCTTTGCGCCGCCTACGGTCAACCCGCCGCCTTGTATGTATTCATTTATCTTTTGTCGTAATTCGGGCGTAAGCTTTTGTGGGTTTTTAAAAAAGTCTTCAACCATGCGGTCGAATATCATTTGATTTGACTGGTGCATCTTTGCCTCGCCTAGCAGCGGTGCAAATATCTGATTTTCTACTCCGCCAAACCTGGGATCTTTTGCAAGGTTTGCAATCCCGGTTGCTGTATTAGATTTACCAGAGCCCCACACATTTGTTTTATACTCAGGGCGCGCTAATTGATTTGCAGAAAAACTTGGACCGCCTACAAAGCGCATGCGATCAGACTGGGTCGGGACGAGGTAACTATTGATGTAGTCCTGAGCCCAGTCAGATAACTTTCCCAGCTGTTTCCCTCCGTACTCAAAGGCTTCTTTTACTTGTTTGCCCTTTGACAGATGCGCAAGACCGCCCTCTGCTCGGCCGGCAATTGTCTCCGACACCGAAGGAACGGCGGGGGCCCCGCTCGGTTGTCCGGGGGCGGGGTACCCCCTTTGAGATTGCAAGTAGTTGTAGAGGGTCAGACCCGCCGCTGGAATGGCAAGGGCTCTTCCTCGAGGAGTTTTAGATACGGTTGCTGCGCCAGCTCCAGCCGAGCCAACTCCACTGGCAATTGCCATGGATTTGTAATAGTTTGCGGCTTCTGTGTCGCCCCTGGCCTCTGCTTCTTTGGCCAGCTCGTTGTAGTTGTAAGTATCTGCCCCAAGCGCGCCAACTGAATATCCGCTGGCAATCCTTGCCCCGGGCAAGTTTCCGGCGCCACGAACGGCAGCGCCAGGTAGATTTTTAAGACCCTGTGCAGCTGCGGCTGGGGTTCTGCTAAGCATGGCCGACGCTCGCTGTGTTGCGGTAAGTTTAGGTGGCGTTGTTTGACCGTATCCTATAAGAGCGTCTCGGTTTGTGACAACTACCCCCGCAGGAGTTGAGCCAGCAACGTTTGGAATGTTTGGATCCGTAATTATTCCGCGACGTTGTAATGCCTCAAGCTTGTTCTTTTGAATTCTTTCTTGTTCCGCCCTCTCCTCGGTGCGTATATTTTTTACTGTCTCTCTTGCATACCCAGACCCACCAACGCCGCCGGTACCCTGCATTTGTCGATCTATGTCTGCTTCAGTTAATCCACCAAGCCCTGAAGCTGGCAGGTTTGACTTTGGTGCCTCTGGTAAGGGAGTCACAGCTGCCTTGGCCATACGAAGCGCGGCGCCACCAATTGCTGGCACCGCCGTAGCAGCACCAAACAACGCCGGAGTTGCTAGGCTTGCCTCATATTCTTCCCCTTGGCCCTGCGACTCCAAACGTCTAATAGTGTCAGCAATCTCAAAGGCATCTTTTTTGGCCTGCTCATCGCCACCCTGAGCCCTTCGGTCTGCCTCCTCAAGGGCCTTGTACCATTTTTCAAGTTCGGAATTCATTTAGGTCCCTATTTAGTGTACTTGTCTCTGAGGCTGGTGTTGGGGGTAAACCTTTGAGTTGAAGGACGACCAGACGTAGCGGGAGCGGGACCTCCTGCAGGCAAATTGTTCAGGTCGATTGTGTCAGCGCGTCTAAGTACGTCACTTGGAAAAAAGTCGTTAGCGCGCTGCTTCTGATTTTGAATCATGGTTTGGTAACGGGGGTCTCGTCTTATTGCAGCAAAGGAAACGTAGTCTCCCTTCTCATTTCTAATAGCCTCCATTACCGCGCCAAGTTCCTTGTCGTTCTGCGCCTTCATGGCGTACCACTTTGACTTCATCGCAATCAAGCTTGCGGGGTCAGACGTGCTTCCGGCAATCGCGGCAACGATCTTGCGCTCATAGTCAGACACCTGTCCCTGGCCCTTGTAGGCTTGCGACGCAGCCAGTTCAACCTCATGCAAGTAACTTGCAACCTCTTTAACCTCAGCAAGTTTTTGTTTAAATTGTTTCTCGTCCGGAAATTCACGTCGAAGCTGTGGAGACATTTTTCTGACCATGTCCTCAACGCCGGGCATAGCAAGCTGTCCGTTGGCACCAATTTTAATTCCAGTCATGGCTGCGCCAATTAAGGCACCACCGGCACCCGGAGTATCGGACAATCCGTATAGGCTTGGAGCAGACTCAACAAGGGATTGCATGCGTTTCATCTTAACCAAACGATCGTCTGCATCTCTGGCCGCCGTGTCGGCGCTGATTATTCTCTTGCTATCCTCTTCTTTTAAGGCCTCTATTCTTTTTATTTCGGTGGTTTTTTCAATCTCCGCGGCAGCGCGAGCCTCGGGGATTGTTGGCCTGGTAACGGGTGTCGTCCGCGCAGGCACTGGCGCTGGAGCGGCTGGTGCAGGGACTCGTCCCGTGGTCGGCGCCGACACGTCGGTCATGGTGGCGCCGGGCGCGGCCGCTAACTGAACAGGCGCGGAGGGTGCGCGCTGTCCGCTCTCAAACTCGGTGATTGCTTTGGCGACTTTATTCAAAGCCTCCGGCGTGTTTGGAATTGTGTCGCCGACGCTGATGCCCAACGTGTTTGCTATGTGCTTGGCGTAGTTAGTGGTCGACTCCAACGAGTTGCCGGGCGCGTTTGCTGGGGCCCAGGTCTCTGCCAAAGTAAGCGGCGACACGGGGGCATCGCCAAACTTAGACTTGTACGCGGGGCTGGTGCCACTAAGCTTGCCCGCGAGGTCCTGCTCCAGCGCCGCCTGTCCCTGCTCCGGCGTATCAAACTTGCGTATCTGTCCGGTCCTTGGATCGACCAAGTTGCCGGGGTTGTTGTTTCGCACGCTGACCGGCTGCATTCTGCCTTCCGGCGGTGGTAGTGGCGGTGGTAGTGGCGGTGGCGGCGGCGCTGCCGGAGGTGCTGCTGCCGGAGGTGCTGCTGCCGGAGGTGCTGCTGCCGGAGGTGCTGCTGCCGGAGGTGCTGCTGCCGGAG